TGACAGGTGCAAGTGTGATTCCTAGCGGCTGGGAGATTATACGGATACGGGCAAAAGCCGCAAGTGGCACCCCTAGTATTATCATGGGTAATGTATCTGGAGGCTCACAGATCGTCGCCTCAGAAGCACTCTCCACAACATGGAAAGCTCTCACGCTGGTAGGTGGTCTGCATATCACTTCAACGGAAAACCTTTGGGCCACCCTATCAAGTGCCGTGGTGGTGGAAATCGAAATGGAAATTCAACCACGAGGAAATATCTAAATGAGCGATGAACCAGAAATCATTGAAGAGGTAGAGCCAGCATTTGAGCCTTACAAAGTTGAAGTTGGTGAATTGACTTTCACAGTTCTTGAGCCCACGGAAGAAACAAGCCACCGTGTCCAAATGCCGGAAGGTTTTGTGACCGGTGTTCCTTGTGCTGATAGTTCGGTTGAACTCACAAGCGAAGTTTTGGGGGGTCATTTAGACAACCCCCCAAGTGTTTCTTTTGCCCGGGACACGTTCACGCCCCTTGACCTGTTTGACCGGCTCACCCAAGCCGAGCAATTGGCCTTGGTGACAAGTGGGGACGTGGCTGTCCGGTTGGTGAAGTTTCAGTTTTCAACCGCCGGGGATATAAAGCCAGCAGACCCAAGGACCATTGCGGGCAAGGGCCTTTTAGTGTCCAAAGGTATTTTGACTTCAGACCGGGCGGACGAAATTTTTCAGTAGCCCCCAAACCAATTCCCATGAAAAAATTAATGCTATTCGCGGCAATGTTTGCCATCCTCTTTGCCGGTTGCCAATCGGTGAGCCCAGCGGCAAAAGCCGTTTTTAAGCTCGGTCTTCGTGCCGCGATTTACGCGGTGGTTTCCAACAACCCCGACGTTAAACCCTATGTCTCTTCCGTGGGGGCGGTGTTCTCGACCCCGGAAGCATCGACAAGCCCAGAGGCAGTTAAGGACCGAGTCTTAGCCACGTTGGACGGGATCGAAGGACTGGACGCCACACAGCGGGCACAAATCGAACCCTTGGTGTCTGAGGCTCTGACTTTTTACGCGGGTATCCATGAGGCCAATATAGACAGGCTTGCGGATTCCGGCTACAGGGAAATTTTGGTTCAGATTGGCGAGACCATGCAAGCGGCGGTTGCCTTTACCGTCGCCGGACCAGCGGACGTTTTTGTTTTGCAAACCCCCGCCGGGATCGTGCAAATTGAGTAGATGAAAAAGCTTTCAGGTCCTGAAGTTAAAATTGCGATTCTGGCGGTTGCACCTAACGCCAAGGTCTTCGTCGCTGACAGTGACTATGCGTTGCCAACTCTGCATTGGCTCTCAAAAGTTTTTTACCCCTGGTTCCAAGCGGAAATGTTCCGCATTGTGGCCAACAAATGGGATAGCCGTTTTGACTGTGATAACTTCGCGCAATTTTTTGCGGCTTGGGCGGCGGTGTCACATTGGAGCGCACCGGCTAGCACCCCCCAAGGGCTGGCGGTGGGGGAATGCTGGTATAAACGAGATTCCGGCGGTGGACACGCAATCAATATTACTATGACTGAAGAGGACGGCAAACAGGTGGTCGCCTTTATCGAACCCCAAAATGGGGAACGCCTTGAACTTTCCCAAGCTGAACTTACATCATTACACCTTGTAAAATTTTAATATGAAGCACCTAGTCCAAATCATCCTTGCGTGTGCTGTAGTGGCCTTAACTGGTTGCGCTACCACCAACACACCCCCACCCCCCGAATATGTCCAATGAATGACAACATCTCATGGACTTCTGTTGGCGTCATTGTTGCGATTTGCGCTCTCGGTCTAACGGTTGGCGGCTTCGGCTTGGCGATGCTTAGCGGAATCAAAAGTTCTGAAGTCTCACTTTCAGAAAAGATTTCCGCCGGGGACGCCACGCTGACGGGGAAAATTAACGTCCTGCAAAATCAGGTTGGCATTGTGATGGCATCACAAATCAGGGACTTGCCCCAAAGAATTGCATTGTTGGAGCAAGCCAACTCTAAGGAAGAGAGATTCAAGCGGTCGGACGCACTGGCACGGCAATCAGTTGAGACGGCGGAGTTCAAGGCCATTTGGAAAGAGATTAAACGCCTACGCTTAACCGAAGAGGCGGGGCGGGCTGAACTTAAAGCGTGGTTGCAGAGATTGCAGGACGACATAACAAGCCAAGCCAAGGGCGGGCGATAATGTCTGTCACATCCCCCTATTCTGAAGCCTATAAAGAGGCCCTTGCCAGTGTTACCAAAAACAACCCAATTGTCGAAACGCTGGCCATTGTCCACGAAGACGAGGACACAATTTACATCGTCAATGGTTTTGATGATTTCACGGCGTATCTCGAAGATGGGACAACCGAAGTTCAATTTCTGGCGGGGCATTTCAGTTTGCGTTTCCCGTCTAAGGATTCCGGTGGCGTCCCCCAGCTCTCAATTGCAATCGGCAATGCTGACAACTTGGTTGGTGAGTATATTGAGCGGGTCAAGTATTCGCAAAAAGCTATCTCTTTGGTTTATCGGCCCTACCTATCAAATGATACAAGCGAGCCCCAAATGGACCCACCCTTGTCTTTGCAGATGCGGGACATTGAGTTGTCATTGTTTCAGGCAACCGGTAAAGCGGTTTTTGCTCGGGATTTGCGCAACACAATGATTCCAAAAGAGAGATACACCCGGACGCGGTTTCCGTCTTTGGGCGAATGATGAAACCGGGCGAATGGGTCATCGACGTGTTGGGCAAGCCTTGGATTCCGGGTGGACGCGGCCCGGATGAATTTGATTGCTACGGGCTTTTATGGTGGGTCCAAAAGAAATATTTCGGGCAAACCCTTCCTGATTTTGCCGGGGTAAATCCGGCGTCGATGGGTGGGCTGAAAGATCAATTTGAAGCTGGCTTGGATGACTGGCAGTCAATCCCTGAACCAGTTGAGGGTTGCGGGGTGGCCATGTCTCGCAAATGGGGGTTTATCCACCACTGCGGGATTTACACGTCCGCTGATCGCGGCTTGGTAGCGCACGCCCCCATTGATGGGAGGGTGCACGCCCAAACACTTCGAGACTTGCGGGTGCGGGGCTGGAAGCGTATTGAATACTTTGTTCACAAGCCAAAACCATGATCTCAATTACATATTCGCTTAATCCGTTTGACCCTAGAGCGCGGGAGCACTCTGAAATGGATGCCGGGAAATCCATTTTGGGTTGGGTGGGATCGCGGTTCCCGGCGGATTTAAATTTCCCTTTGCCCACGGTTGCGATTGTGAATGGGGAACCTTGGTTGCGGGAAAAGTGGGCAAAGCCATTGCCCAACAACGCTAAGGTCGAATTTATTTCGCAATCGGGTTTTGATGGGGGGCTGTCCGCCGTGGCCATTGGGTGGCTCGTAGCCGGGACAGTGGCAGTTAGTGCGGCAGCGGAGATCCTACTTGCGCCATCAATCCCAAGCCCGGCCCTGGCAGGGACAGGGTCAGTGACAGGGTCGGTTGGCGATCCTGACCCGGTCTACTCAATCACCGGCCAGCGAAACAAGGTGAGGCTCAACTCCGTGATTGAGGACCCCTATGGGCAAAATCGTCTTTGGCCGTCTAAGGCGGCCCGCGAATACACCAAATTCATCGACAACAACCAGGAAATTTATGTCCTGCTTTGTCTCGGCCAAGGCTACTATGATTTAGACAACGCGGTTGTCCAAATTGAGGACACAGCAATCTCGAATTTTGAGGATATAGAGTATGAATTTTATGAGCCCGGCGAAGATGTAACCCTGTTTCCGGACAATGTCATCACGTCCGGGGAGGTTTCAAACACTACTTTGTTTGGAACAAACGAGGATGATTTTGATGATTGGGTTGGACCATTTGCAGCCAGCGGGTCCGGGACTGACGCAGTCAAACTCGAAGTGGATTTGGTCCTCCCAAGCGGGCTCTACAACACAGATGACGATGGCGGACTTTCCGCGGTGAACGTCAGGGTTTCGGTTGAATACCGGGAAATAGATGACGCGGGCGCGGCGGTTGGCGCGGGGACTTGGTTAACGCTTTCAACATTCAGCAAAACTCTTGCCACCAACACCCCGCAACGCTTCACGATTTCGGCCACGGTTTCGGCGGCGCGGTATGAGGTTCGCGCCAAGAGAACCAATACAGCAAACACTGGCCCAAATGCCCACCGCTATGTGGAGACGGTCAAGTGGGTGGGCCTGCGGGCGTTCTTGCCATTTACGCGGGATTATGGAGATGTCACCTTGCTTGCGGTCAAGGCGCGGGCGTCAAACAATCTCAATGGCAATAGCTCAAACCGGATCAACGTCATTGCGAAACGCAATTTGCCGGTGTGGGACGGCTCCGCTTGGTCAACCGCTCCCTTTACCCCCACTCGATCTGTTGTTTGGGCTTTTTGCAATGCGTTCAGGGCCGAATACAATGGGGACTTGGCAGACACCTATTTGCCCCTTGCAGACCTGTTGAGTCTGGACGCCGAACTTGATGCGGCCGGGCTCTATTTTGACCACATTTTTGATTCCCCCCTGTCACTCTGGGACATGGCAACAGTGATTGCTAAAGCGGGACTTTGCATCCCCTTACCGGTGGGGGCACAAGTGACTTTGGTTCGGGATGAGGAGCAAACCACACCCGTTGCGATTTTCACCAAAGAAAATATGGCCGAAGGGTCCTTTGCTATCGCATACCGGCTCTATACTGAAGACGAGTTTGATGGGGTGGAAGTTGAATATTCTGACCCAACCACCTATGATAAAGAGGTGGTTGTCTTCCCGGACACCACGCCCACCAATCCGAAGCGGATTAAGTCAATTGGGGTCCACGACAGGACCCGCGCTTGGCGGATTGGGGGGAGAGAATTTGAAATGACTCAACGGCGGCGGGCGGTGGTCACATTCCGAACCGGCAAAGAGGGAGACATTCCCAATTTTAACTCATTGATTTTGGTCAACCATGACATTTTGCCTTCCGGTCAGTCCGGCCGGGTTATGTCAATTTCGGGAACCACCGTTACCACCAACACCATTTTTGATTTCTCCGCCGGGGGCGGCCACTCAATCGCGTTTCGGAGTGCAACAGGCGATGAAGTGGGACCTTTTGTGGTCACGGCTGGCGCGGAAACAAACCAAGTTGAATTGCCCGAGTCATTGACCACCGGCCAAGCGGCCAGTTTACCAAGCGGGGACACCCAAGAAAAAACAATTTTCGCCTTTGGTCCCACGGCAACCTATACCCGCCGGTGTAAGGTGTCGCGGATTGCCCCAAGGGGCGGTGAGGAATTCGAGGTTGAGGCCATCGAAGAGGATGCAACAATTTATTCCCACGACGCGGAAACCCCCTCGGCGGCGGGGGCAAGCTCGCTTCCGGGGAGTGCGCCGGACTTGCCAGTTGTTACAGGGTTGGACATGCGGGACATCCCCGCCCGGACAACGCTGACCCAAGCTTTCTGGAACGCCGCCCTTGGAGCCAAATATTACGTTGTTCAGGGTTCGGCGGACAACGGTCAGTGGAATTTACTGGGGACAACAACGGACACCTACTTTAATTTTAACAGTTTCCCGGGGGTATATTATATCCGCGTTGCCGCGGTCAACGTGGGACAAGGGGCCTGGGCTTATGACTCCGCAACCGTGGGAGACACAGCAGGAATTGACAGTTCAGGGGCCTTGATTGATGCCACCGGCAACTTTTTCGACTACCGTTTCAGGCGTGCGGCAACTACGCCAGCAACGCCAACCGGGGACACTCCCGCCGGTTGGACTGGCGCGCCACCCGCCGCCGATGGCGACCCCCTTTGGATGATTAAGGGACCCAAGACCAACTCGGGGACTCTGATTGGCGTGTGGACTGACCCGGTTCAGCTTGATGGGTCCACCGGCAACTACCTTGACTACATTTTCAAACGCGCCGCCACCGCCCCCACAACTCCAACGGGCGACGGCTTGCCCACCGGGTGGAGTGGCGCACCACCGGCAGCGGACGGCAACCCCCTTTGGTTCAGCACGGGAACCAAGACCACCGGCAATGTTTTGGTCGGTGCATGGTCAACCCCTGTCCAACTTGACGGGGTAGATGGGGATTCAGCAGACGTTGAATACTCTGTTGACGGCTCCACTAGTTGGCATTCCACCTTCGTGGGGGGATCTGACATTTACATGCGCGTGCGTATCGGCACCGAGACATGGAGCGACGCAATCCGTATTGTCGGGGAGGCGGGGGACTCAATCACAGTCGAATACTCCATTGATGGCTCCACCAGCTGGCATTCCACCTTTGCAACCGGTGATATTTACATGCGCAAAAAAGTCGGCACAGCCGCTTGGAGTGGCGCCATTCGCATTGTCGGCGAAACTGGAGCGTCAGGCAGTGGGACAGGCACAATCCGGGTTTATTGGTGGTCAGGCGGCGGGGGCGGGCAAGGTGGTGGCATAATAGATGGCACCTCTTATGGCCCGGAAATCTTCACCGAAGTTACTGGGCTGGCCGCTGGCGAAATTATCCAAATCGAAGCTGATGACCCAGCCGACCCACCGTCTCCTACTGCTTTTTTCAGCACTTGGACAGGCGAAACGGGACCACTACAAGGCGTTGACACAGACAACCCGGTTGAGGTTTTGATTAAAGCTGGGACAACAACCTTGACCGCTAACTACTAATATGGACCTCAAAATAATTAATACAAAGACGGGAAAAATCACGGGTAAAGCTCAGTCTAAAAACGAAAAGACTTCCAAAGACTCATTGGTGATAGATTTGAAAACCCAAGAGTTTGACGCCGTGCGTAAAGTTATTATGCCCAAGACTCCAGACAGGAGCGCGACACTTCCTTATAAATTTGCCCGTTTGGAGGCTAAGGTGACCGCGCAAGCCGCCGAAATTGCCGCTCTGAAAACAGGCTTTGCAAAATTAAAATCAAGCTTGCGGATCAAGTAGCTAACGACAATTCCTGAAGGTTTTTCAAAGTAGCTAGGAAATCGCTTTGACCTTCGCCCTTTCCATGGAGTGTTTCGGCAACCGCGTCATCAATGGTGCCCGGAACGAGTAGCCGAAAAATCTTGGTCTCCTCAGTCTGGCCGGTTCGCGCAAGTCGGGCATTCATTTGGTCATAAAGTTCCCGCGACCACGACAAAGTGAACCACACGATCCTTGACCCACCATCTTGGAGATTTAACCCGTGGCCAATGCTCTTGGGGTGCGCCACAAGATATTTGATTTCACCCCGGTTCCAACGGGCAAGGCTTTCTTTGCTCCACTCTTCGGCTTCCGGGATGGTTTCTAGGATTCGCCGGACTTCGTGTTTGTATTGAGTCGCAACAATCAGGGGTTCACCCCCTTGGTCTTCAAAAAGCTTTTTCAGGGCGTCAAGTTTGGCGGTGTGGATTGTCTCAACTTGGCGGGCGGCTGGTCTGCCGTCCTCACCAAGGGGCGGTGTGTCGTAAACTGCCCCGCCGGTGATTTGCAGGAGCTTCCCGGCGAGGACAGCGGCATTGATTGCGGCAACTTCAAAGTCTTCCCCAATCTCCAACAGCAATTCTTTTTCAAGTCTCTTGTAAGCTTTCTTTGCGTCCGCTGGTAGTGTGACGGAAACATCTTCAACCGTGACCGGCGGGATTTTTAGCCAATCTTCCGAACGTAAAGTCAGCACAATGTCAGAGATTTTGCTCTCAATCACTTTCTCTTTCCCCTCCCTGATTTTGAATTTTGGATATTGGGAAAACATGTTCACCGGCTCAAAAAATGCTTGTTTGAAATGCAGGTAAGATTTGCCCAACCGCTGGCCATTATCCAAGAGTCGAATTTGTGCGAAAATATCAAGCAGGCCGTTCGGGGTGGGGGTTCCGGTCAAGCCCCAAACCCGCTTGAATTTGGTTCCGGCCTTCCCGAACGCGCATTTCCTAAACGTGTTTACGCGCTTGGATGAGTGGCTTTTTGCATTCGAGAGTTCGTCGAAAATCACGGTGTCAACCGGCAACTCTTTAGCCTTTTTGCCTTGGATTAGTTCCGCGCAAACCTTGGGTAACGACTCATAATTTATGGTAAAAATCTCGCCCTCCCCCTTGGCCCAAGCTTCCCGGCCTTCTTTGGTTCGCAGGGAGTAGATACGCCATTTGTGAAACTGTATCCACTTTTGCACTTCGTGGGGCCAAGTCAGCACGGAAACGCGGAGCGGGGCGACAATCAAGGCCCCCTTACAGTCACCATTGCTAAAATGATACTCCAGCGCGGACAAGACGGCGGCGGATTTACCCAGACCCATTCCGGCAAACAGCGCGGCAATGTTCCGATCTTTGAGAAATGGGATCGCGAGTTTTTGATGGGTTAATGGCTCAAACCGCGTCACTGTAGGCAATGGAGTTCAATTAACTTTTTTCCGCCCTCAATTCCAGCCGCCCAATCCGCGTTGCAACCATTAGCCCGCAAGATTTTGATTTCCCGTTCCTGAAGGGCCGTTGGGACACCCTTGGGGGCTTTCAATTCGAGAAACAACGTCCCGCCCCTTGGCCCAATGACGAGGCGGTCCGGGACACCCCGGCGGGCAGGCGAGGAAAACTTGTAATATAGGCAACCCCTTGACCTTGCCCAAATGCCAAGTTTTTTTTCAATTTCTGCTTCAGCGCCCATCGTTCAGACGTTGGAAAGGTTCGGGTGGGTGGTCCTAATTGCCAGGCGGATTTCGTCGCGTTCGCGTTTTTGGATTTGCACAATCAGTTTTTCGAGGATAGGGCGGCGGGTGGAACCGCTATCGAGTTCCATGAGGACAAGCCGCTTCAAGTCATTTTCGCTCGGCTTGTTTTCATGCAATAGTTTTACGAGCTTGTTCCACCCATCCAAGTAACCGGCGGCGGTTAAGCGTTCAATGTCAGTTTTGGTCAATGAAACGGGTTTACGGAAAATATTCATTTGGTTAGGTAAAACGGTTTGTGTTTATGTTGCAACAATTATTTGAGGTAGTATGGGACAACCGCCCCCTCTGCTTCGATTGGCAAACCGTCGGCCCAAGCGGGCAAGTCACAAAGGCATTTGCAGAACAGTTCGATTGATAGGTCTGAGTTATACGTTGCGAGGGCTTGGTCGTGAACAACCATGCAAACTTCAAACCCCGCTTTTTCGGCAATCAAAAGACCGTTGACCAAAACATCACCCGCCAACGCTTGGCAGGCGTTTTCAAGAAACTTGCCGCCATAGGTGGACACCCAACCCCACTTGTTTGATTGGCCCGGCAACTTGCCCCAAAACTGGACCTCCTCGCCATGGGAAACGGAAAGCTCAGGGTCGGGCTTTCCGGCACGGATAATCCGCCCAGACTCATCCCGCGCAAATTGCTCGGCCTTTCTTTGGTCATAAAACTTGTGCATCTTCCGCCCGACAAAGACGGAAAAAGTGGGTTTCAAAAATGCCCGGGGATAAATCAATTTATGGCCGGACGGCAACAGCATGACCAAGGCGGGGAAGCCCCCCTTTTTTGTCATGCCGAAACGGATACGGTCAGTTGTAACCCCCGAAAAAGTTTTGCCTGGGTTGCGGACGGCATCTTTCGCCGCCCGGTCAATGGACTTCCAAGCGGCCACGATGATCGGGTTGGACTTGCGCCAAATCGCAACGGCTTTTTCAGCCAACTCTTGGGGGATGTTTTGCCCGTAGCTTTCACATGTCGCCTTGAATTTGTCGGGCCCCAGATTATATCCACAACCCAATTCCGATTGCTTACCAAGCCATCTTTCAAGCGATTTCGGGCCAATTTCTGAAACCGGCTTTTGGAAAATTCGGGACGCCATATTTTCGTAAATGGGTTCCTTGCGGCGAAATGCTTCGAGCTTGTCCTCTTGGCCGCACAGCCACGGATTGATGCGGGCTTCAATGGCTGAATAGTCCGCGTCAAATGCTGGCCCCATCACAAAATGCCGGATGCAACTTGCAATGGTTTCGAGGGTCGGTCCAAAGAGGGCTTCAAGCGTCTCCGAATCGGTTCCCAAGGACAAAAGTTTGAACGCAAGTTCGGTTTGTGGCACAGTGGGACGGCGGAAGTTTTGGGGTTGGATGATTCGCCCGGCGGTCCGGTGTGTCCGTTCGGCCCCGGACCACATAAACGCCCCGCGCACTCTCGAATCTGGGCAAGCGGCCCCCAGCATGGTTGGAATCTTTTTCAACGCGGCAAAGCCCACTTGATTTTTGATCTTCAGAGCTTCAAACGCTTCCGCCGTCATCCCATAGGCTTCCGGGCCATTGGTCAAAACATCCTGCACGGTGGCGGCGGTCATGTCCTTGCCGGGGTAACCCCGTTCATTCAACCAACCCAAAACCTTTTCCCTTTGTGATGGGTTCAGCCCGGTCATGGCTCGAAACTCTTTTACCTTTTTGGCCTCAAATTCCTCAACCAGAATTTGTGTCTTTTCCATGGCGGGGAGGTTGACCAAGACGCCCCGGTTATTCATTCTCATGTCAAATTGGAAGCTCTCAAGGTCAACCCCTTGCAGCTCAAAAGCGGCAAGTTTTTGGTGGACGAGTTTTTCAACCACCACGTCATTTTTGCAGTATTCCCCGAACGCTCTGAACGCTTCCGGGTCTTCGTGGGGTTCGAGAAATTCTCCCTTGCGCTTGCCCGACTTGGCCGGGATGGAAAACTTTTGAATCAGTGCTTTGCCGGTCTTGTCCTTGGAGGTGGTCAAACCGAGAAACTCACCCACCCCGTCAAGGCTTGAAGGAATCGCGGCCCGCCGTGCCATGGCAGCGGTGCAGCGCCATTGTTCAAGCTTGGGGTTGGGCGCACCCAGCATGTCAAAAAACTGGTCTGTAATGGCCGCTTCAAACGCAGCATTGTGCGCGTAGATCCACCACCCATTCCCAAATGCGTTGCCAATCAGGG